CTTCTCTTTCTTTTGTGAAGCTTTTGAACTCATGTTCGGTGAAATACTAATAGTATAATAATTGGAGGTTGTGCTAAGAAACAGAACCTGAACCAAATAAGTTCTGCTTCTGCACAAAAGTCAAGCGAGATCCACACGCGCAATCGCGCGGAAAATCCTGCTTAATTCGGGACTATTGTCAAGTGGCTCATCAAAATTCCACCTACGACATCTGTCTCTCACCTCCAAAATATCACCTTCACTAACATTATACAAAGCCGCCATCTCAAGGACTGTCACAGGATGCTCCTCCTCATATGAGCCTGTGTACCAATTTTGTAACTCTTCAGGGCCCACCAAACCCCGCCGAAGGGCTCGCTTGTCTTTCGTCAAATCTAATATCCTTATACAGATATCATTCAATATTGGAACATGGTTTGCCAAAGAAATCAAACCTAAGGTCAAAGTCTTCGCCTCCGCGATATATTTATCACGAGTCATATGTTTTCGATCGACCCAGAAGAACCGTGCACATATGCGACCCGGCTTGGGTGCGAAAACCCTCCTCCCATCCAGGACCAACCAAGGGCGAGAGTGTAGGAAGTCTACTCGAAGGGGTATATCGTACGGAATATCGGTATAAGTTGCATAAAACCCAAGTGTGGACATTGCCTCCTTAAAAGTGTCTATACCACATTGATAGGTTTTAACATATGTTAACAATGCCTGTAGGAGAATTAAGGAGTTAAAAGTAATCGTAACTCCATCACCCGAGGGCATCGTACCTTTAACACGTACCTTAGCGAAGCCAGCTTTATACACATGGGGATCACCGTATAAGCCTTGCTGCTTCTTTATAACATCCTCAACATCATAAGGCGGTTGCTTGTCCATCTTCGATATGAGCTGCCAGACCTGCCGGAAATGCTCTACTCTTTGTGACATATCATAACGACTCATATCAGCAGAAAGAATCATTATCACGCCATTATGGAGACGAATCAATAGAGAATCATCACCTTGAACAGCAAGGGCAAACTGCCACACTCCAGCCATAACGTTATTGATAGCCTTGTGGAACCAGTTTGAAAATTCAAGAGGGGAAGCACCTGGATTATAATATATCTCCTCACAGAAGACAGCGTGCATATGCTTGTTAAGAGCAGCACACCAAGGGCCAGTGGTGACACGCACCGCTTCATGAGGAACAGAAATGCCTCTAGGATCTAACTTAACATCACAGGGGAGAGGAGTGCCCTCATCCGTAATCTCAAGCTCCTCAAAAACCTCATCCTCGACAACACTCTTCTCTTTCTTCACAAAACATTTATATGTGATGTCAATCTCAACCGCTCGCTCAATCCACGCTCCCATTAAAAACAGGCACTTCTTCGGAGGGAAACGAAAACACCACTCTTCATTTGTCATGAGGCCAGGAAATGGTGCACTATTAAGACGCACTAATAAATCAGCATGAGTATTACCAAATTCATGAGTGATCATCGCATCCACCTTCGCTTGATGCTCCGGAGAATCATCAATAGCAAACACTTTCGGCGTGCCTGCCATTCGAGAGGTCAAAGCGCCCATCATGTTATGTTCACATGCCCGAAAACAAAAAGGGACGTGCGTGGTGATGAACGGGCCAGCAAGATGATATGCTTGCCCTTGTCTACACCACTCCTCAGTGTTGCGTTTCCGGAAGAGCTTATTGCCTTGACGAATAGAACGAGGTTTCTGCAAACGTGTACAGATGGTCGGGATAAAATCACCCAACCTCGCTTGACGGAATGCATGTATATTAATCAAAGGTCCTCCTGAAATATCCGCACGGCCCATCATCCGCTTAAGAAGCAATTCGAGCACAATTGCTCCCACATTATACCCGAAATGCTGTGAGATGCGTGAACGCAACGAACCATTCGCTATCGCCACATGCATTATAAAAGGAGGAATGCGGCAACAAAAATCTCTTATAGTTTTGGGTCGGTAACATATTAGTTCAAAGGTTGCGAAGCCAAAAGCCACAGCACGCGGAATTCGTTGCTTATCAGCTCCACATTTGACCGCGCATTCGCTAATCGCCGACTTAATACCTTCCTCATAAAACGGCGCTATAAGC